CGGCCTCGATCAGCCGGGCCGCCCCGGCCGTGTCGTCATTCTCAAAACGGAACACAACGGCCGGCGCGATCATGTCGAGCATTTCCGCGACGCGTGCGAGCTCCTTGTCGTTCTTCCGCTTGAGCGTGAGGACATGGAATCGGCGCCCCTTTCCGCCCGTGAGCTGGAATGACTCGAAGCCGTCGCCGAGCTCCTTCGGAATGACCGAGACCCACAGCCCCCGCGGCTCATTGGACCCGCTCCACGCGTTGCCGCCGCCCTTTGAGTAGTAGAGCTCGAGGTCAATCACCTTCTCGACGTCGCGGCCGCCCGAGTCCTTTGCTGGCCCCAATGCCTTGCGGTAGAGGTACGAAAGGCCCTCGTCGCGTCGATTCTTCGGCTGGAAATTGTTCACGGTGCACCCCTTGTCGTTCGCGGTTATGGTTGTGGTTCGCGGCTGTCGTGCGTGCGTCACGGGAGGACGGTCCCGATACGGCCGTCGCGGGCGTCGTCCGCAAGCGCCGCAAGCGCGTCTGTCGGTTGCGCCCCCTTCGGCGTCGCGACGTCGACGAGGTTGCCGTTTCCGTCAAACTGGAAGAAGTGGCGGCCGGCGACGAGACCGGAGCAAGGCCACTTTGCCTTGAACGCCTCCACCTCGGCGGCGCTCACCCGCACCCGGCGTGCGGCGCTCACTTCGGCGCCCCCGCGTTCATTGCCTCGAGCTTGAGCGCTTCGGCCTGTTTGCGGAGCTCCGCCGCCTTTGCCGTGAGCGCGTCCGCCTGCGCGTAGAGCGCGTCGGCGCGCTCGTGTCGGGCAATCGCGCGGGCCTCGACAACCATGCCGGGGTTCGCCTCGAGCGCCGCTTGCACTACCGGCGCGAGCTCCGTTCGCACCCGGCTGGCGTAGCCGGCGCTGTAGTCCCATGCGCCCCCGTCCGCCCGGCGGTTATACGAGCTCGCGTACACCATTGCGACTTCATACCGCGGCGTGTCGAGCTCCCGGCCGGCCTCGTGACGGGTCCACTGCCACGAAAAGGCCGCGTCGATCTTGAGCGTCACGCGATTGACGGTGATTTCCCCGCGGACCCGCGCGGCCGGTGCCGGCGGGCAGTCCTTCGGGTCCGTCGCGCCCCACGTCTGGCGCATGTACTGGCGCCGGTCCTCGTCCGTTGGCGTGTCGTCGAGGATCGTCATGTCGAGCCGGCCGAATGGCGTCTCGAGCTCGAGCGTTGGCATGTCCATGTGTGCGGCTCCCGTTGTGTGCGGTGCGAAGTGAAGCGAACGGGGGCATATTAATTCGTCTTGACTACTTTGTCAAGTCCGGCGTTCGACCGCGGAGCGCGGGAAGGGAACGGCCGTTTACGAAAATGGGCCCGAAGGCCCTGTAACAATTGCAGATCAGTGGCAGATCGGGAATCCCGTAAGTTACATATATGGCAACGAGTTAGAGGTCTTTGTGGCAGAATTGCAGATCTTTGTCTCGTAAGACTGTAATAATGAATAATATCTACATATATACCTGTATATGGGTAGGTATGTAGATATTACTCCCCGTTTACGGTTAAACGGGAAATGATCTGCACATCTGCAATTAATCGGGGTAACTGCTAGGGAATTAAGGCATTTACGTGAAAAGTCGATCTGCAATGATCTGCAATTCTGGGGAATTGGGGAATTGGGCACCTCGGCCACCTCGATCTCTTGACCTTTCGGCCCCTGCGCCGTATGTTCGGCCCCTATGCCTCGCCGTCGAGAAGGATACCCCGAGTATGAAGCCGCGCGCCGTGAGCTCCTCGAGCGTATTGCGCGATTGCGCCCCCGCCGAGGTCGCCGCGGCCGGCCGTGTGTGCGCCCGGACGGGCGGCCCCTTACGAAAGCCGAAACAATGGCACGCTACCGGGCCGCGTTGAAGAGCAAGGCCGCCGATAGAATCGAGCTCGAGGCGTTCAACACCCTTTAGCGGCCCCTGTTAGCGGCCCCCTGTTAGCTAGCCCCTTCGGGCCCCTGTTACGGGGGCCCCTTTTTGTGCCCCTTCTCGAGCCCCTTCTCGAGCCCCTTCTCGAGCCCCTTCTCGAGCCCCTTCTCGAGCGCTCGAGCTCGAGGCTCGCGGCCGGGCCCGTTGCGGCCTGCGGCCTCGAGCTCCGCGGCCGTCCCGGCCCGCTCGAGCGCGACGCGGACAACGGCCCGGCGGCCCGATAAATCGCTCTTGACAAGATAGTCAAGTCAAATTAGACTAGTGGCGCGGGGAATAGTCCCCGCCACTGCAAAGGGATTTCAATGAATACGTACGCGACGCGAGTAAATCGGGCCTATACGGTCCTCGAGGCCGCAAAGGCCCGGCCCGACTACAACGGCCTGTTGTCGGCCGCGCGGGCCGCAAACCCGGAAGCAACGGAGAAAGCGCTACTCGCGCTTGTTGGCTACCCGACTGACGCGGAAATGGAAGCGCTCGAGGCCGCAAAGGCCATTGTCGCGGAACACGAAGGCCCGGTCGTCACGGCCGCAAAGCGCCGGATAGAAGAGCTCGAGCTCGAGATAGCGGCCCGCGACAAGGACGATAGCCACCGCCGGGCTGACGTACAGGCCCGCAAGGCCTCGAGGACGGCCCGCATAAACCGCCGGTCGGCAAGGGAAGCGCTAGCGGAGCTCGAGGCAATGGAAGAGCTCGAGGACGCGGAAGAGCTCACGGCCGCAACGGGCTGCCAGTGTAGCGCTTGCCGGTACGGGGAGGGTCACTGACATGACGCATACCTTCTATCTCGGCACCGCGTTTCGGGCCGATACGGCCGCGCGGATACTGCGAAATGACGGATACCGGGCCCGTAGCAACGGCCCGCGCGTCGTGCTCCGCGGCAACGGGCTCGAGCTCAGCCCGGCGCTCGAGCTCTTGACGGGCTACAAGGCCGATTGTGTGGCGCTAGATAGCGCAACGGCCGCGCTTGACATGCTCGAGGCCTCGAGCGGCCTCGAGCTCGAGCTCAGCCCGGCGGCCGCGGCCCGTCTACTTCCTTTCGTACGCGTCGCAATGGTGCCGGCCGCAATGCTTGTACTGGCGGCCGCCGTGTATGTGGCGGCCGTTGTTTCCGCGGCCGTGAAATGAGCGGGCCGGAAGCGCGGGCCGCAATGCTAGCTACGCTGGCGTGTGTTCTCTTGGGTTGTTTCGCTGTATCCCTTATCCGATAGGTGAGGACAATGTGTAACGTTACTGAGCACAAGGCCGATTGCAGCGACGCGTATTGTAACGCGTGTGCCCCGGCCGTGTGTGCGGAGTGCCTCGAGCTCGAGGACGCGTGTTCGTGTGGTAGCGTCGACGCGCCGGCCGTGTGCCCGGCCTGCGGATCCGATAAAGGCCCGATACGCCACCTAGTCGGAGCTCAGCGTGTGTGCTATGCCTGCTATGGCCTCGAGCTCCGCGCCTATTACGCTAGGCTGACGGAAGAGCTCGAGGACGCGGAACGGGCCGAACGGGCCTTGCGTCGACGGGCTGACGCAATGGCTAAAGCGCTCGAGCTCAGCCGACATTTTCTGCGGGCCGCTGAGCGCCGGGCCGAACATTCACGGGCTCGCGTGATCGACGCGGAAAGCCGAAGCGCTCGAGCCCGCATGGCGCGGGCTAGCTTCCCGGTCGGACTGTGACGGCCGCGGAGCTCGAGGCCGCGCAGGCCGAAAAGCTAGCGGAGCTCGAGGCCCGTGAGCTCGAGCAAGAGGCCGCGGCCTGCGGCCTTTCGGTGGCGGCCTTGCTTGACGTACGGGCCGAAAGGTATGGCGACGCGGCCGCACCGCCGGAGCTCGAGTATGACGCGGACCTCGAGGCCGCGGAGCTCGAGGCCTACTATCCGCGGGCCTATGTGTGCCCGGCCTGCGGCCTCGAGGACTGCTACTGTTAGCCCGCTAGCCAGGGAAGCTAGAACGAAAGGCCCGCGCGACAATGGCGGGCCTTTCGCATGTCTGGCCTCGAGCTCGAGGCAAGCTACACACGGCCCGGCCGTGTGCGCCGTGCACGCGTAACGCGATCATTACCGGGCCTCGAGGCCCGGCCGCAACGGTCCCGGTAGCAGGATACGTAGCATAGCCCGCGGGCTGCATTGGCTAACGCATTGGCAATGCAGCACATAGGCCGCGGAGCATGTGACTAGCTATCCGCCGGGCCTCGAGCTCGAGCGGAGACTGTAACGGTATGGCCCGAAGAGGGCCCGAAGACCCCCCCTTCCGTTCGGAGGGGACCGGCCCTTGCGCGGGCCTACCCTTCTGCGCTCGAGGGAGACGCCTGGCAGAAAATTTTTCGGCGAAATTCTTGACAAACTTGTCCTGCCGGTTTATGTTCGGGCATGGGGCAAAATTAATGGCTGGACAGCCACGGAAACGCGCAGTCATGGCCGAGCTCACTCGTCGCGGGGTGCTGTTGGAGCTCACGCCGCTCGAGTACGTCGCCGATTGGATCTCAGACGGCGGCTCGCTGTCGTCGCTCGCCCGCGACATGAAGGCGAACGGCTGCGAGTACGCCTCGCAATCGCTCCTGAGCCGCGTGGTTCACTCGCTCGACGGCGCCGTTGGCCTACTGGCTGCGGCGCGCAAGACCGGCGCGGCGTCGCTCGTCGACCAGGCGCAGGAGATCCTCGAGAATTGCGGCGCCGACAAGGACGAGATCGCGCTCGCGAAGGCCCAGGCCGACATTCGGCTGTGGCAGGCGGAGCGCCTGGACAAGACGCATTGGGGCATCAACGACGGGAAGGGCATCAACGTGAACGTGAACGTGGGCGATCTGCACCTCGAGGCGCTGATGCAGCGCAACGCGATGCGAAAGGAGCTCCCGCCGGCGCCGATCCCCGAGGCCGAGTACGAGGTCGTCGAGAAGGACGGGTTCGAGGACATCCGAGAAGGCTTCGAGCACGGAGGCATGTGAAGTAACAAGGGCGTACGTCAATTGGCAGACCACCAGGTTCGGATCCTGGGAGCTGTGGGTTCGAGTCCCGCCGCCCTTACTCCCCTGTCGTCTAATGGCAGGACGGGTGACTCTGACTCACCAGATCGAGGTTCAAGTCCTTGCGGGGGGGAATACGTTGGATTGTAGCTCAACCGGCAGAGCGCCGCCCTGTTAAGGCGGATGTTGAAGGTTCGAGTCCTTCCGGTCCAGTAACGTAACGCTAGCTCAACTGGCAGAGCAGTCGGCTCTTAACCGACAGGTTGTAGGTTCGACTCCTACGCGTTGCACTCGTTTGGCCGCCCGTTTCGTCGGGTTCTAGAGAGGAACGCTGTGCCGTTCCCCGGTCAGATGGATCTAGGCCCAACGGGCGCCGTAAAGCGCCGGCCGCGGGGTGGAGGGCCGTCCGTTTCAGCGGGCGGCTTTTTCATGCCCTCTTGCGAAATCGGTCAAGATGCCCTATCATTCCCGAACGGACGCCGAAGCGTGAGAACGGAGGCCTCCGCATCGTTTCACACAAAAGGGGGCGGCCTGTTCCGGCGCCCACCACCTTTTCAACCACGGAGGGACGCCGGAGCCCTAACAGATGTCCGTTGCCATTCTCGACAAGAAATCCATCAATCCAGGCGCCGGCGTCTGGACGTTCACCATCACGGGCAACCCCTCGGTAACACCTGGCCTCGACGGTGCGCTGACGTCGGTTGCAATTCAGACCGACAGCTCGCCAGCCAACGCGATCTGGCAGAAAATCGGGCCGCTCACGACCGATTGGGAGCTCTTGTCGACCGGCCCGCTGGCGCCGACTGCCTCGTCCACCGGCACGGCGCCGGTCAACATCAACAGCACCGCGACGTGGAACCCCAGCGCCGGAAGCAGCAGTACGGCATTTCCTCTTGTCACGACCGCGTTGCTCGACGGCTCGACGGACATAACCGGGGGCGCTGAAGGCGGGCTCCTGCAAGCGGCATCGCTCTCGACACGCACCGGCGCTGTCGGCTACCTCAAAGGGGTGCGCGGGGTCGCGCAGCGAACGGCCGCCGCGGGCATCACCGCGCTGGTAGTCGCGTGCGAAGCCTGGGCCGACAGCCGAACGGGCCTGACGACGTTGCAGGCGGCGCTTTCCGCGCTCGTCACCGTGCAGGCGAACGGCACGACCACAAAGGCCGCGGGCGTTCTCGTCAACCGGCCTACCGTGAGCTCGGGCTCGACCGCCACGGAGCTGTCCGCTATCCGAATTGAAGACGCGAGCGGCCAGGCCGGAACGGTCACAGCCCTCTACGCGATCCGCTCAGTCGGCGACGTCCCCTCTGTGTTCGACGGTTCCGTGAGCGCAAGCAAATTCATCGCCCCGGTTGGCAACGCGCCGGCAAGCGCCTCGGCGGCCGGCGTCACCGGCCAGATCGCGTGGGATTCCGGATTTCTCTACATCTGCGTCGCGGCAAACACCTGGAAGCGAGTGGCCGTGGATACGTGGTAGCGCTCATCGTGGTGCTCGCGGTGGTGCTCGACCTGAGCCTCGCCAAGCTCCACCGCCTCGCCGAGCTGCACCACGGATACTATGGGGCCGCTCTCGCAGCGGTCTCGCTCGAGCTCAGGTGGCCCGCGTGGGTCTTCTGGCTCGGCATCCTGTTGCTCGTGGACGATGATGTCCAGCACGTCGCCGAAGCCCTCGGCCTCCGCCCACGCATGGCGGACTTCACACCGATTCACAAACTAGGAGCCTGGATCATGGGTCTGGATCTCAAGAAGCTCGGATGGATCGCGCCACTCGGCGCCGCGGTGCTCCTCGGAGCGCTCGCCGTCTTCTGCGCTGTGAAGTTTGGCGTGTAACTCCTGTCCTCCGCCGACGCCGGAACGAACCCGTTTTACGAATGGGCGGCCCGATACGAGAACGACCCTGTGCTCTTCGTTCGCGAAGTGCTCGGGGCCGAGCCTGAGCCGTACCAGATCGAGATTCTCAAGGCGGTCGCGAACCCGAAGCACCGCCGCGTCGCTGTCCGTTCTGGACACGGAGTAGGGAAGACGTGCGCGCTCGCGTGGGCGATTGTCTGGCACCTCGCGACGAAGTACCCGCAGCGCACCGTGGTTACGGCGCCGACGACGAAGCAGCTCTTCGACGCCCTGGCCGCCGAGGTCAAGCTCTGGATGCGAAAGCTGCCGCCGCCGGTGCTGGCGTGTTTCGACATCCAGGTCGAGCACATCTACCTCAAGCGCAGGCCGGAAGACAGCTATGTGTCGTTCCGTGTCTCCAAGCCGGAAACCCCCGAGGCGCTCGCTGGCGTACACAGTGACGGAAGCGTTCTGCTCGTGGCCGATGAGGCGTCGGGTATCCCCGAGGCCGTGTTCGAGGCCGCCTCTGGCTCGATGTCAGGACACGATGCGACGACGGTGCTCGCCGGGAACCCGCTGCGCTCGAGCGGTCTGTTCTACGACGCGTTTCACGAGCTGTCGGATATGTGGTTCAACATCCACGTCAACTGCCACGACTCGAAGCGCTGCAACGCCGACTTCTTCGAGGACATGCGCCGCCGCTACGGCAGCGAGGAGTCGAACGAGTACCGCGTGCGCGTGCTCGGCGAATTCCCGAAGGCGGACGAGGACACGCTCATCCCGGTCGAGCTGGTCCAGGCCGCGCTCGAGCGCGAGGTCGAGGCCCTCCACGTCAAGGAGATTTGGGGCGTCGACTGCGCGCGGTACGGGCCGGATCGCTCCGCGCTGGCACGCCGAAAGGGCAACGTGCTCATCAAGCCCGTCGAGAGCTGGAAGGGCCTCAACACGATGGAGGTCGCCAACAAGGTCAAGAGCATATGGGACGTCACGCTCCCGAGCGAGCGCCCGGAGGAGATCTGCATTGACTCTATCGGCATCGGCGCCGGCGTGTGCGACCGCCTGCAGGAGCTCGGGCTGCCGGCGCGCGGGATCAACGTGTCGGAGAACCCGGCAATGGAGGACCGCTTCGACTCGCTCAAGGCCGAGCTGTGGTGGAAGGCAAAGGAGTGGTTCGAGAAGCGCGATTGCAACCTCGCCGGCGATACGCAGCTCAAAAAGGAGCTCGTCGTCGTCAAGTACGGGCTGAGCGAAAGCACCGGGAAGCTCAAGATCGAGAGCAAAAAGGAGGTCAAGAAGCGCACGAAGAAGATCTCGCCGGATCTCGCGGACGCGTTCATCCTCACGTTCGCCGGCACGGCGATCTCGCTCCTGCACGGGAGCGCGAACAGCAGCTCGTGGGGCAAGCCGCTCACGCGCAACATCAAAGGCCTGGTGTAGCCGTGGAATTTCTCGACACCCTCGCGAAGTGGATCGAATTCATCTGGCCGTTCAAGATCATCCACCAGTGGGAAACGGGCGGCCTGTACGTGTTCGGACGCTTCCAGAAGACGCTTCCGCCCGGCTGCTACTTCATCGTGCCGTTCTTCATGTGGATCGCCGAGATTTCGACGGTTCCGTACATGGTTGTGACGCCGAGGATGGACCTAACGCTGCTCGACGGGTCGAATCTGACGCTGTGGGCGACCGCCTGGGGCCAGGTGACGGACTACAACCTGGCGCACAACAGCGTCGAGGACTACCAGCACACGACGACGGAGCTCCTGCAGGCCGTGATCGCCGACAAAATCGCACAGGTGGACGCTTCCCGTCTTGCTCCCGAGAAGCGAAGCCGGCTCCTCTCCGATTTGACCCGGTGGTGCAACGAGGAGACGAAGGAATACGGCCTCGAGATCTCCCACGTCCGATTTACCACCTTTGTCTTGAACGCTCGGACATATCGACTGATCCAGTAACGGCCGGGCTTGCGTTTTCGGCCTTTTTGACTTAACATACTCGTCGCTGGCTTCACATTTTCACCACAGGAGGGCAAAAAGAGGACGTTCTGACTGATGGCTAACGCTGTGGAAAAACTGGACGATGACGAGGTACAGAACATCGTCACGAAAGTCCTCATCGACGCGTATAACTACAACACGGAGCTGTCCGAGGGCCGCGCGAAGGCGACGGAATACTACCTCGGCGAGCCGTTCGGGAACGAGGAGGAAGGCCGGAGCCAGGTCGTGCTCACGGAGCTCCGCGACGCCGTCAGTGGCATGATGCCCGACATCATCCGGATCTTCACGTCCGGCCAGCGCGCGGTCGAGTACGTGCCGGGCAGCCCGGAGAGCGTCAAGGCGACGGAATACATCACCGACTACATCACGAAGAAGCTCGAGGCGGGCGGGTTCTTCATCGAGCTCCACTCGGCGGTCATGGACGGCCTGGTGCGCCGCCTGGGGGCGATGAAGTGGTGGTGGGACGAGACCGCCTACGCGAAGGCGTACACGCTCGAGAACGTCCCGCAGGACCAGCTCGAGAGCCTCACGGCGCTCGACACCGTGAGCCTCACCGAAGTCTCGACCGACAGCGCGACCGACCTGTCCACCGTGTCGTTCACGCTCAAGAAGAAAAAGGGGTGCTTCAAGTTTGCCGCCGTGCCGCCGGAGGAATTCCTCACGAGCCGGAACGCGCGCAGCATCGAGGAGTCCCTTGCCGTCGCGCACTCGCGCACGATGACCCGCGGCGAGCTCGTTGCGCTCGGGATCGACGAGGATGATCTCGACGAGTACGGCCAGCCGGACGACGAGAGCCAGACGCTCAACAACCTCGACGAGATCGCGCGCTCGGAAGTGACGGGCGAGTCGGTCCAGGTCGACGTGAAGGCCGGCAAGGCGAACGAGAAGATCCTCTACACCGAGGCGTACGTGAACGTCGACGCGGATGGCGACAGCATCGCCGAGCGTCGGAAATTCCTGTGCATCGGGTCCAAGTACAAGATCGTGAACGGGAAGCGCGGGACGCCGGTGGACTGCGCGCCGCCGTTCGCCGCGTTCTCGCCGTACCCGGAGCCGCACGCCCTCATCGGCCAGAGCGTCGCCGACCGCACGATGGATATGCAGCTCTACAAGAGCTCCATTTTCCGCGCCATGAGTGACTCGCTCGCGCTCGCCGTGTTCCCGCGCCTCCTGGTGACGGAAGGCAACACGAATATCGCGGACGCCATGAATACGGCGATTGGCAACATCATCCGCCAGCGCACGGTCGGCGCCACTTCGAGCATCGCGCACGACTTCGTCGGCCGCGAAGTGCTGCCGATCCTGAGCGCCGTCGACGACATCGTCGAGCGCCGCACGGGCCAGAACAAGGGCGCGCAGGGGCTCGACTCCGACGCGCTGCAGAGCTCGACCGCCTCGGCGGTTGGCGCAGCGATTCAGAAGAGCGCCGCGCACGTCGAGATGATCTGCCGCGTGATCGCCGAGGAGCTGCTCAAGCCGCTCTTCCGCGGGGCGTACGCGATGTACGTCGAGCACCAGCCCGAGCCGGAGATGGCGCGCTTGAACGGGCAATGGATCCAGATGGACGCCTCGCAGTGGGCCGAGGAGCTCGAGGTCGGCGTGAACGTCGGGCTCGGCACCACGGACACCGAGAAGAAGATCGCGATTCTCATGGCCGTGAACGCGGACCAGACGGCGATCTACGAGAAGTACGGGCCGTCGAACCCGCTCGTCACGCTCGCGATGATCCGCAACACGAAGGCGCAGATCCTTGCGCTGCACGGCTACAAGGACGCCTCGACGTACTACAACGAGATCCCCGATAACTGGCAGCCGCCCGCACCACCGGCGCCGCAGAAGACGCCCGAGCAGATCCAGGTCGAGGGCGAGCTGCAGATCGCGCAGCTCAAGACGCAGCGCGAATTCACGATCAAGCAGGCGCAAATGCAGGCCGACTTGGACCAGCAGCAGTGGGAGCGCGCCTTCGAGATCCAGAAGCACGCCGACGACGTCGTGCTGCGCCGCGAAGCGATCAACGCGCAATTCAAGTCGACGACGACGCAGCAGCAGATGGAGGCGGAGTCGAACGAGATGCAGCAGACCATCGACGGCCACCTGGCCGCGCAGCAGCAGACGCACCAGCAGGCCGTCGACGCGCACAACCAGCAGCTCGCCGCGCAGCAGCAGGAGCACGAGCAGCAGCTCGCGCAGGCGCAGCAGGCGCATGAGCAGCAGCTCGCCCAACAGCAGGCCACCGCGCCGGAAGGAGGCGCCACCGAATGACCGAAACGACCGAGCAGGAGCAGGAAGCGTTGAACGACGCGGCGGTAGTGCACGCCTTCGTCACGAGTGACACCGGCGTCCGGATGTTCAAGCGGGCGCACGACCAGATCATGAACGAGTGGAAATTCGCCGCGACGGCGGAGCTCCGCGAGGCCGCGCACTCGAAATTTGCCGCCCTCGAGGAGTTTGCGACCACGCTCCGCGCCCAGGTGGACGCCGGAAAGGTCGTCGAGCAGACGCAGAAGGTTCGCGAGCGGCAGGCGAAGCAGACCAGCCCGAAGAAGTAGGACTTTTTGACCGAGCAACGCCCAAATCGGGCCCTCGGAGCGTATTACCCCTTGACAGCAGGACACCTATAGGTTAAAATGACCGAAGATTCCAGCACGAGCGTTACCCCGCTCACTGAGAACGAAGGCGCACAAGCCCTCCTGAAGCTGATGTCCTCCCCGGACGAATCGAGCGACAGCGAGACGCACCAGACGGAAGAGGAGACCGAGCAGGACGAGGCGGAAACGCCCGACCAGCCGGAGGAGACTTCCGAGGACGAGTCCCCCGACGAGGCCGACCAGCAGCCGGAGGAGGAGTCCGAGCCCGACGACGAGCACGAAGAGGAGCAGGAGACCCCGAAGGCCCGCAAAGTCTCCGTCAAGATTGACGGGAAAGAGGAGCTGGTCGACGAAGAGGAGCTCAGGCTCGGCTACATGCGCGGAGCGGACTACACCCGCAAGCGGCAGGCGGAAGCGGCACTCGAGAAGCAGCGCGAGGCCGATTTCCAGGCCGTGAAGGCGGAACGCCAGAAATACGCGCAGGACATCACACAGATCGAGGCAATCCTGAAGGAAGTGAACGGCAAGGAGCCGGATTGGGCGACGCTGCAGCAGGGCGACCTCTCCGTATTCGCGGCCGAACACGCGGCATGGCAGATCAAGAAGGACCAGCTCGCGGCGGTCCAGGCCCTCAAGGCCGACGCCGAGGCGAAGGTCCAGAAGGATCGAGTGAGTGAGCACAACGCGCGTGTCCAGAAGGAAGCGGAGAAGCTCCCCGAGCTGATCCCGGCCTGGAAGGACCAGAAGGTCGCGCAGAAGGAGCTCGGCGAGGTTGTCGGGTTCGCGAAGGAGCTCGGATACACGGACGCCGACCTGGCGAACGTGGCAGACGCCCGAGTTTTCGTGCTGCTCCGCAAGGCGATGCTGTTCGACAAGGCCCAAAAGGCCAAGCCGGTCATCAAGGCGAAGATCGAGTCTGTGCGTACGGCTGCACCAGGAGCGTCGACGGCCACTGTGCCGAGGGCGCGTCGGGAAGCCGAGAAGGCGGTGGCGCGGGTCGCGAAGACAGGCTCCCTCGAAGACGGGGCCGAAGCACTCCTACATCTGATGCGCGGCAAGTAGCTGCGCGGAGGTACAGCACGAAAGGCCCAGGGAGGGCCTAACTGATCTCATGGCTGCAATCTCAAACACCAATTCCACGTACAACATCAAGGGAATTCGCGAGTCCCTCGGAAACATCATCAGCAACATCTCGCCGACCGAGACCCCGGTGTACTCGGGCTCGAAGAAGGGCAGCGCGAAGCAGACGTTCAACGAGAATCTGCTCGATGCGCTGGCAGCGGCCGATACGTCGAACGCGCAGCTCGAAGGTGACGATGTCACTTCGTTCGGTGCGACCGTGCAGCCGACCCGTGTAGGTAACTACACGCAGATCTCCACGAAGAAGATGATCGCGTCGGGTACGTCCGAGGCGGTCGACATCGCTGGCCGCGCGAGCGACACCGCGTACCAGATGGCGAAGAAGGGCGTGGAGCTCAAGCGCGACATGGAAGCGATCATCCTCGCGAACCAGGCTGCAAATGCTGGTGGCGTGACGACCGCTCGCACCACGGCCGGCCTCCTGGCCTGGATCAAGACGAACGTGGACGTCGTGACCGCGACGAACACGCCGAGCTACACCTCGGTCCCGAACGCGACCCGCACCGATGGTACGGCGCGCACGTTCACGGAGACGATGCTGAAGAACGTCATTCAGCTCTGCTATGTCTCCGGTGGAAAGCCCGACACGGTCCTCGTGTCGCCGAAGAACAAGGTCGTTGCGTCTGGCTTCTCCGGCGTCGCGACGAAGCAGGCGAACCAGAAGCTCACCGGCCAGGCGGTCATCATCGGCGCCGCGGACGTGTACGTGTCGGATTTCGGAACCTTCACCATCGTTCCGGATCTCTTCCAGCGCGACAAGGACGTCTTCGTCCTCGACTTCGCGTACCTCGGAATCGACTTCCTCCGCAAGATGTTTGTGAAGGATCTCGCCGAGACGGGCGACGCGAAGAAGAAGCTCATGGTCGTGGAGTGGGCAACGCTCGTGAAGAACGAAGCGGCACTCGGCCTCGTCGCCGATTGCGGAGCGTAACATGGCCGGCCTCGCGGCCGGTCTGATCTTCCTGGCTGCGACCGCAGGGATCCTCCTGTGGTCGAAGCCCTGGAAGAAGGCGCCGGCAGAAGCTCCGACCCGCCCAGGCACGCCGGGGAATCCCCCGCAGCCGAAGTAATCGGACAGAAAAGGCTTGACTAGGATGACCGACTCACCTATACTTGGCGGGTCGGTCATTTTGTCGTTTCCCACACACGGAAGGGCGCCTATAAGGTCATAACCTCTTGAGCCACCTCAAGCAGTGGATCCTCGCCGGGGGCCTTGTCCTCGCGGCCCTCACGTTCACCGGCTACGAAGTCGCTGGTGCATGGCACAACCGCCTCGCCGCTTCCCAGGCCGAGGTGCAGACCGCGCGCATGGAGACGCAGCGCGCCCTCGCGGAAGCCGCAGCCGCCGACGTGATCTCCCGCGGCGCGCAGGCGCACGCGGACTCGCTCGAGGCCACGGTGGCCGCCCTCAATATCGCGCGCAGCCGCGCGCACGTTGCCGACAGCTCCAACCGTTCGGCGTTCGCGAATACCGCGGCCGTTGCACCGGACACCTGTAAGCCCATAGTCGCGGCGGCCCAGGCCGCTCTCGCGAGCGCCGCCCACTTGGACACTCTGGATAAAGCTCGCGCGGACACAGCGCAGCTCGAGGCCGACTCTTACCGGGAGTCGGCGCGGGCTGCGCTCGTCGCGTTGGCGAACCTTACGGCCGCGTCACGGAACCTCAACAGCGCGTCCGGCGAGCTCGCAAAGCAGGCGAACGGGCCCTCCTTCCTGGCTCGCATCGCCCCGAAAGTCGGCGCCGGCGTCGCTGCCGGGTTGAACCCGCAGGGCCATTTCGACACGGTCGCCGGGCTCACACTCGGCTGGACGTTCGGAGGCCACCGATGAGCACGACCCGCCTGCTCGACTACAACCCGCTCACGCGGATCCGCACCGATTGGCACGATCACGCGGACGGCACGGTCACGATCTCCACGCACCAGAAGTGCGATGACATCTTCGACGCGAACACCGCGGCGCGACTCGCGAACGGGAAGGGCACGGGCGACCTCCGCCGCGTCGCGTCGATTCCGCTCGTGATGCTCGAGCAGCTCATGAAGGAGCAGATCATCGACCAGGGCTTCAAGGTGCTCGACCAGAAGAAATTCCTGGCGTTCCTGAACGACCGCGCCTTCAACAAGATCCGCACGAGCGAGTCGCGCGTATGAGCGCCTACAAGCGGAAGGTGAAGGCCGAGATGGAGGCCCAGGCGGCGAAGGCGGCGCAGAAGTGCGTCATGATCTGCGTCCCGGCCGGCGATATGTGCTCGACGGGCTTCGCGTACGACCTGGCTTCGATGGTCGGCTGCACCGTCCACAACGCACCGGACACGAACATCGTGCTCAACATCGCGCGAGGCACGATCCTGCCGTCGCTCCGCACGAGTCTCGTGAAGGAGGCGCTCAACGCGCCGGGCGTCACGCACATCCTGTGGCTGGACTCCGACATGCGTTTTCCGAAGGAGACGCTCATTCACCTGCTCGCCCGTGAAAAAGACATTGTAGGGGCCTCGTACGCGACGCGCCGCTACCCGGTCGAGCCGGTCTCTTTCGAC